CGGCAAAGAGCCATATGTATGGTCCGACGGCTGGTTCCGAAACAGCCATACCACAATCTACTTGACTACTATCCGAGAGGGGCGCACACTACTCGCGCGCGGCCGGACTGCGTCGATCACAGGACCAGCCATATGGATGACTTCATCGACGATTTAGACACCTCGACCGGCCCCCGCCTCATGGGGAACGTGCCCCGCCCCCTGTTCATCGAGCACGCCCGCGACCTAACCGAGGCCGACATCGCGGCGCTCGCGACTAACCGCGGCACGAAGCCCAAGTCCCTCGTCCGTATCCACGCCTCGCACCACTCCCTCGCGAAGTGCCTCGCCACGGGCATGAAACAGTCCCAGGCGGCTCTGGTTACTGGGTACAATCAGTCCAGGATCTCGACCCTACTCAACGACGCCGCATTCGCGGCCCTAGTAGAGGACTATCGCGCAGAGGCAAAGAGCATCTTCGCCGATCTGGCCGAGCGGATGAACAACATGTCCCTCGACGCGATCGAGCTCTTGCAAGAGCGGTTGCACGACAACCCAGAGACATTCAGCATTCCCCTGCTAATCGACGTGGTAAAGACCTTCGCAGACCGCACAGGGCACGGCCCCGGCCAAGAGGTCACCCTGAAAATGGACCGGGACTTCATTGATCGGCCGCCCCGGGAAAACTTCGATCAGTGGAAAGAGCGGCGAGCCAAGGAACTCGGGGCGGGGTCCAGTGCGGAAAGTGAGGTAGAGGTGGTCCACGACCGGAAAGGGCTAAACTAATGCCTATTAGACCGCCCAGTGGTCAATCCTGCTCGACGTGCGCCTTCTACATGGCTGGAAATTGTCGGAAGGGCCCGCCCTACCTGATCCTCTCCCAGCTGAGCGCGCTCGCGTATCCCGCGACTATGTGGCCCTCGCCCGCGCCAACGGACTGGTGCGGGGGCTGGACAGTGAGCCCATGAGGCCCAAGGTCCGCCCAGAGGAGAGCCCGACCGGGGTCGCGTGGAGCCCTCAGCCCGGCCCGCAAACTGACGCGATCACGGCCGACTGGTGCCCCGAACTCTTCTATGGGGGCGCGGCGGGAGGGGGCAAAAGTGACTTTCTCCTCGGCGATTTTCTTCAAGATGTACCAACTTACGGTCAGTACTGGCAGGGAGTGGTATTCCGCAGAACTTACAACGAACTCGAGGACTTACTACGCCGCGCTCGAGAGATATTCCCGATCTCAGGAGGCTCTTGGCACGAGCAGGCCAAAACCTGGTCCTGGGCCAACGGGGCCAGCCTCAGGATGCGGTACATAGAGAGGGACCACGATGCCACACGATACCAGGGACACGCTTACACATGGATCGGCTGGGATGAGCTTACCCAGTGGCCTACCGATTACGGCTACCGTTTCCTACGAGCCCGCCTGCGGTCGGCTCACAATATCCATACCAAGCGAATACGAGCTGCCGCAAATCCGGGAGGTGTCGGTCACCACTGGGTCAAGGCCTACTTTGTCGATCCTGCGCCTGGAGGTTATGAGCCCATACTCGACCCAGTCACCAAGCACCGACGACTATTTATCCCGGCGAAACTCCGAGATAACAAAATTCTCCTTGCCTCGGACCCGACCTACGCGGACAGGTTAAGAGGACTGTCCAGCGACTCCATGGTCCGAGCGTGGCTCGAAGGAGACTGGACCGTAATCGAGGGCGCGTATTTTGATTGCTGGAGATACGATAAACATGTCACAGACCCATTTAGTATTCCACGAGAATGGGCGCGTTTTAGGTCGATGGACTGGGGATCAGCCCGACCCTTCAGCGTTGGCTGGTGGGCTATTGTCAGCGATGATTATAAGGTCCCTGATGGGAGAGTGCTCCCACGCGGCGCTATTGTGCGGTATAGGGAGTGGTATGGTGCGGCCTCGATCAACATCGGCCTGAAAATGACCGCAGAAGAGGTAGCAGAAGGCATCTCAGAGCGCGAGGACCAGGAGACCTTGCGCTATGGGGTGCTCGACCCGGCCTGCTTCAGGGAAGATGGGGGCCCCTCCATAGCGGAACGCATGAACAAGGTCCTTATCAGGCATAAGCGGCGGCCCTTCCACGCGGCGGACAACGCTCGGGTCCCCCAGCGGGGCTCGATGGGGGGCTGGGATCAGATGCGTGCGCGGCTCGTTGGGTTCGACGAGCTGCCTATGATCTATTGCTTCGCCACGTGCGCGGCAAGTATCCGCACTATCCCAGCCCTCCAACACGACGTAACCAAGATGGAAGACGTGAATACCGAGGGCGAAGATCATGCCGCGGACGAGTGGCGCTACGCGTGCATGTCGAGGCCTTTCTCGCCCGTGAAAAAGGTCGAAACTAAGGCCATTAAGATCGGCTATACCACCAGAGAACTCGCCGGTCCCGGCGACTGGGTTGTCTATTAACCAAGGAGATCACCGATGGCTCCCGCTCTGTATCCGTTGTGGAAAAAGGCTCTGATGGACGCGAGCGCGGACTCGTCTATCACTGACAGTGCTACTCTGGGTCCGTTTTGCGCGCTCGTGGACACTGGCGTCTATACTTACGCGGCAACGCACCAGTTCTACGCGACCACCCTGACCTCGCCCAATGCCATTGTGGGCACTGATCAACGAATAACGCCCACGGCTACAACGGTATCGAGTACGGACGGGGTATTTGATGGAGGGGACCTCACTTATACGGCTGTAAGTGGGAACTCCGTGGAGGCCCTGGTCATTTATCGCAAGAACACGGGCGCGAATACCACCTGGAGGCTCATGTCGTACTACGACACCGCAGGCGGCGGGCTCCCAGTGACCCCGAACGGGGGCAATATCACTGTGACGTGGAACGTCTCGGGCATCTTCCAGTTGTCCGACGCGCGCGCGAAGCACGATATCCGAAGAATTGGCGACTACGGCCCCCTGGGCCTCTACGAGTACCGCTACAGGAGGCCAGATGCTCCCCTGGAGGTGGGTCTGATCGCTCAGGAGGTGCTAAAACACTTCCCAAGGGCAGTTCGCCGCTTCCAGGGGTTGCTCCACGTCAATTACGGGGCTGTTTTCGATGCCTAAAGACCCTCTCCGCGAGCCCGAGGTCGGCCGCGATCTGTTTGAGGCCTTTGTCAGGGCCGCGAACGGACGCTCGATCGAGGAGGTTTTGTCCGCGAGTATGAATATCATCGCGAACTGCCTCCGACAGAACTACGGCTTGCGAAGCGAGGTTGAGGCACGCATGAAGGAACTCTTCGGCAAGAGTATGGAGGTGCTCCTTGAGCACTACGATCCAGTGACCGGCCGAAGGCGCTCGGTCATTCCGTTCGACCAGGTGATCCGTCCAACACTCATTCTGACTGATGAGATGTTCTCCGGCCTGGGCGACAAACGTAAAGGCCATTAAAGGAGACTCCAATGCTGTTCAATGTTGCGAGTGACTTCGCGGGCACGCTGCAGGCCCTGAGCACTACCTACAAGACCAACCTTGCGGGCTGGGCGCAAACCGCCACGCTCCGCCGCGGGACACTGCGAGAGATCGCGATCGGCCCGGTAAGTAACCCGGCCACGCAGGACTGTAACATCATCTACACTATCCAACGGCAGACAGCTGACGGCACGGCAACATCGGTGACTCCGGTGTTTGTGCCCCCGATCGAGGCGGGGACGCCCCCGAGTCCGGGAAGTGCCTGGAAAGCCAACTACACCGCCGAGGGCACCTACGCCAGTCGGCTGTGGACGAAGGCCCTGAACCAGCACTCTGGGTTCATCTGGTACGCTCCCGACGAGATCGGGTTGCCCTGGCCTGCGGTTAACCTGAACGGCGTAGCCTGCATGGCCAAGGGCGCGACGAGCGATTACACGGGCACGGTGCTCTGGGAAGTTAAGTTCGACGAGTAGGCCATGCTCATTACTCGACATAGCCGCCAGCGTAGCTATGGCGTCGAGATTAGGGCTAGTGGCTCTAATCTCGAGCAGGACGGGATTATCTGTGCGCACTGTGGCGCGGAAGAGACCGGCGGGGACTCCATTCCGCACTGTAACTGCTGTGATAGCTTCATCTGTTGGCAGTGCGTGGGCAAGGGCTGTATGCCACTGGAGATGCGGCTCGACGCGTGGGAGCGATATAACAACGGCGGAAGATATCTGCGGAAGGATCGACTGTTCGAGATCTTTGGGGCTAACGGCAAGGTGCTGAAGTGAGTCTGATTAAGCGTAAGCTCATGGGGCCCTCGTTCCCGTTTAGTGTGGGGACGTATTATACTGCTGCTCCGGCCACGGCTGCGTGGTTCACCGTGTTCGAGCGTTCGCTTAGTACTAGTGGTAGTCTTGATGGTTCTGGCTGGACAGGAATTACAAACAGGCAGGTTATATTTCCTTATTCGGGGGGAGGCTTTGATAGAATTAATAACGGTACACAACTCAAGATAACGCTACAGGCCCCGGCATCTGGGACGCTGAGTTGGGATAAACTCTATATCGGTAATGGCGCGACGAGTGGGGATATTTACGACTTTGATGGTACTCAAGTGCAGGTGCTGTTCTCTGGGAGTGCGAGTGGAAGTGTTTCGTCAGGAGGGTTTATAACAAGTGATGCTGTAGCCTATTCTCATGATGGAAGCAGATCATTGGTTGTTTCTATGCATCATACTAGTAGTGAGGTTAGACTAAGATCTAGTGTTGTTGGCTTTAGACACTTTTATACTTATCCTGCTAGTGATACAGCTTCGGTAACAAATGATACTATGAATAACGATGACGGATCGAACCTTTATTCAGTTACAAAGATAGAGGCTTTTGGCTATGGTTCTGTAGAAGCGTATGCCGTTAAACAGTTCTTTGATCGCATCGCGACGCCGACTACGGCACGGGCCACAGCCTATCGTGATCTTATTATGGGACTAGTGAATGATGGAGATTGGTTGCGTATAGATGGACTTTATATGATAGCTGGGGCCGACTTTGCCACCAGCAAGACCAATATCAAGCAGAATAACTTTAATTTGGTGGAGACAGGTCCTGCTGATGGCACTTTCGTTGCAGATCATGGTTATACAGGAGGCGCTTCGTCAGTTCTTAGTACGCAGTTTAATCCTAATATTAATACTGGCTATAATTTTGGTACCAGCGGCAATAATTATATGTTGTGCTATCTTACCACTAATGATGCAGTAGGAACTGGTGTTCCAGCGGTAATTCTTAATGGAACGCTCGTAGACAGTTTTATAGTACCACTTTATGCTGGTAATATGTATGCGCAGATGTTGGCGACTGACTCTACTGGAGCTGCCAATACTAACGTCCAGGGCCAGTACGCGGTTTCGCGTACAAGTAGTACTGATTTCACGCGATGGAAGAACGGTAGTAGCGCGGGCACGGTCACGGCCTCGCCGAGTGGCGTCTTTAACGCAGCATTCCCTATGCTATTCGGGAATAATGCTTTTCAGATAGCGGCTGGAACCTTTGGCGCGGCACAGGCATTTAGTTCTCAAATGCAGAGAATAATGGCTAGGATCAATACTTACCAGACTGCAATAGGGAATAACGTGTACTGATGGCACTGCTTCGCCGCAGACGAGTGATTGGTCCCGCGCTGAGCTACGGCAGATCTGTGCCCTCGCCCGGGCCCACGGGCAGTGCTTTGGATTTTACTAAGACTGCAGCCCCGGCGGTGATTACCTCGAGCTTTGCCGACTCAGTTTTCACGTTTAGCGGGGTGAGTATTGGTGCGGCCGCGTCGGACAGAATTGTAGTTGTATGCGCTGGGGCTACAGCAATACGAGTTATGACCGGAGTCACGATTGATGGTAATGCTATGACTCTTGCGGTAGGAGCTACCAATAATAACTTGTCTATCTGGTATAAGCCCTGGCCCACCGGGACAACCGCCACTATTGTAGTTACTATAGATGTAGTTGGGGATCATGGCGGGATAATGGTAGGTAGATTGGTGGGGTGTTCGGGTGCTCCAACTGCAACACAAGTTTTCCAGGAGTCAGTTGGCTGGGACCCGCACACTTTCCCGAGCGCGATCACTGTTCCTTCGGGCGGGGCGTGTGTTGTCTTTGGAAGGTTGCATCCCGTGCTGACGCCAGCATGGTCGCCAACACCTCCAATGGTTGATGACGGGGTTAGTACTCCTGGGTCTTATGAAAGTGGCACTGGTAATTTCTTTTGCATGGCTCACAGTGTCACCGCGGGGAGTTTAACTCCCTCGATCTCGTCTGTGAACCCTGGCGATGACTTTGGCTACGGCGGAAATCTTCTAGTTGAAGCTGTGTGGGGTCCGTAAAGTGCCTATTACAGTTAAAGAAGTAACTATGGTTTCACCGGATACTGTCTGCGTGGAGGCGCGGGACGGTGCTATCACGCATGGGCAGATCTTCAGCAACGGTGGGGTATCGATAGCTGCATCTTCATCTGCTGCAGTCACCATAACAAATGTGTCTTCTAGTCCGATAGATGGGTCTATCCGTATTACTTGTACGGGCAGTAACGTCTTTGCTCCGTTCTATTTCAACATAAATGATGGCTCAGCGGGGACTGTCGGCATTACTGGGGTAGCTGGAGTTCCTAACTGTAATGGGTCTTGGGATATTCTCAGGATCAATAATGATACAGCTGACCTCTGTGCGACGCGGTTCACAGGGACCTGGACTCCGGGCACGGGTAAGGTCTGGGATTATTCTAGGTGGACTACCTTTGCCCCGGCGGGACGAAGAGGCTGGTTGGCCGGGACTAATCAGGAGTATTTTAGGTCGTGCGATCTCGAGCCTGACGCATTCCTTGATCGGACTGCGGCAACAAATCCAGCTAACTGGGCCTCGTTCGGGGGACGAACAGTTATTGCGGTTTATATCAAGTCAAAAAACTACGACCACGGTTACGCTGATCTACCCTTTATGGGACAGTTTGGTCAGACCTCTTCTTTGAAACATCACCTTTATCTGAAGCTGGATGGGCCTCTGGCCCAGGGCGGGCCTTATGCTATCGTTAATTCCGCGGCGAGTATCAGTACCAATCTGACGTGGAACGATCGCTCGACGCGGGCACTGGCTATTAATGTCAATCAGATAGGGTATAGGCCGGATGATGTAGGCAAGATTGCTTATTTGTCGCACTGGATGCCAGGGGCACCTAACGAGGGCGCGGTCGATTACTCGGCCTTCACTCAGTTCGAGATTATCAACAACGTGGGGACCACTGTAGGCGGGCCGTTTCCGATTGTGCTGCGAATAGCCTCGGGCCAGGCCGAAGAACGGGTTAGTATCCCGGTTGATAACATTACGAGTGGATACAGTAGTGCCGACGGGAAGTCTGCTTTCGACAGCACTAATCCCGCAAAACGGCAGAATATCACGGCTATGACCGCGGCTAATCCCGCCGTGTTCACTACTGCAACTAACCATGGATGGGCTGTTGGAAAGCGGTTGCGACTGAAAGACATGGGTGGAGATGATGGACCTTTCCAGCTAACTCATGCTAGTATTAGAGTAGATACTGTCCCCGCGCCAAATCAGTTTACTGCCATTGACTTTGGCACTGGGGTGCCCGTTAGAGGGGATAATCTTCCACCGTACGCTCCATGGCACTCTAGAAGTGGTAAGGGATATGTTGTAGAGCTACAGGAGAATAATAGAGCTGGAACCAATGTCTATGGGCTGGAATTTCCTACCTTCACGACCTCGACCGCGGGCAATTATAGGCTGAGGATCGCTGGGCTGGGAGTATCTGATCCGTTCCCGGTAAGATCGACTGTCTGGAATGATCTTGCTAAGATCATGGCCGGGGGCGAGTATCATCATAGGTGGGGCATTGCCCTAGACGGGCGGTTTGGCTATACACGCCCACAAAACTTTACTGATGGGGTGACTGCGGGAGGCAACCAAGGCAAGATCTATCAGAGTAAGGTGCCCTATCCTATGGGCTGGGGCGCACCACTGTTTGGTATAAATGGGCAGATTAATGATGCTATAGCGGCGCGGCCTGAGTGGTTCTTCCCCACGGGCACGCCTTACACTTGGTATCAGTCTGGATACGGCGCGGGCGGCGGCTCTTGGGCTGACGCAGGTGACTGGTGTACGCGACTCGCTTCGGTCACGGGCGCGGTCTATAGTTGGTGTGAATTAGTATTGATGCGGCCGCAGAAGGCCGCCAGTACGGCCTATGGACTGCCAAAGCTGTTGGAAATGTTCCCGACAGTGCCGGAGTATGCCGGGACCAACAGCCTCCCAGAGATGTTTACCCAGGCCGTTTTTGGCCTGGAGGGCTATCGTCGGATGCAGCACGGGGCGGGCTCGTTCCTGCCTGAGGGCTCTGTGCCCGGCGGACTGATGATGGATACGGGTACTGGCACCTCCTTTACGCCCTCTAATCTCAGCCCGAGCGTTAACTACGCTAATGCCCCTGATCAGATGAGTAACTTCTACTATGCTCACGGGGCAGGTAAGATAGCTCAGGTGTTCTATGCTTATGGCTTCAACGCCGCTGGAGATATGTGGAAGAATAGTGCTATAAAGGCATGGAATTGGGCCGAGCTATTATTTGGGAGTTTCACTGAGCAAGATAATTACTATAATGGGGTGCTTGGTCTCGAGGCCCGAATGGCCTCCACTAACCCACCCTGGAGCGGAACTCCGTGGACCCATACTACCTACGTTAATAATCTTGCAACTCTGAATAATGAGGGGAATTCTGGGATCGCGCGGACTAATGCTGCTGCAGTACTCTATAGACTTACTGGTCTTGCAGTCTACAAAACTGTTATTGAAACGGATCTGGGTTATGGCGGAGGAAACCCTAATAACATATGGTTCGACTGTTTCGGTGGAAGGCCACTGGCTGCGTGGGAATACCACCAGACCCCTGGAATTAATGCTGCGGCAAAGTCTGTTATAGCAGATACGTTTAAGGGCTGTTATGGCAGGATCGAGGCTGGTCTAGAGATATTTACTACTCCAAAGCCGATTTCGGCTTGTCGAACGATGATGGTTGCTGATAATAATCAATTTAATATCGGCTCTGAGGGTATTGATATCTCGGGGTATCACTGGGCCTTTATAGCCTCGCACGCGGTCTCTGGAGACTCCCGCTACTTGCAGGTTCTTCAGGACGGCATGGCCTTTATCTGCGGGGCCAATATGTCTGGAATGACTTCTATTGCCCAGGTAGGCACGCGCTGGCCTGGTACTATCTTTAATATGGATAATCTGATGTTTGGGTCAGAGTGTGCTTCTGGCATCGGCTGTTATATGTTTCACTTTATCGGCCAGTGGCTGTTTAGTTTTGGTACTTGGAGCCCTGCTTCTAACGCGGGTTGCGTTGAGGGGCCTGATCCAAATTATGCTGCGGATCATAACGCCCAGCGCGAGGTTATCCCGGGACGCTATGCAGCACCAGTCTACGAGGCTGTATGGGAGTCGCATTTCCAGCTAAATCTGATGGAGCGCTCAGTACAACAGGATGTGTTTCCGCTGCAGAACGTGGCATTCTATCTGGATGCTTGGGATGAAACCGCTAAGACCATTACTAACGTCACTCTTATCTCGAATAATAACCCTAGTGATACCGGCGAGATCGTGCTGTTCACTGCGACCGTCACAGGGACTGGAGGTCCGCCCACGGGCACCGTGACCTTCAGGGATGGTGGAAGTCCGATCGGCTCTGGAACACTGGCCGCGGGCGTGGCTACATTCAGTACAACGGCACTCAGTGATGGAACACACAGTATAACAGCGTTCTACTCGGGAGATGTTACCTTCGCTCAAAGCGGCTCGGCCGCGCTGGCCCAGGTCGTAGTGGGGACTGCTCCACCGCCCGGACCTAATCCATATCAGTTCTCTTCGTTCGCGATGTGATAGATGGCCTTTGGCGATCTCAAAGCTGGTGGTACGGGCGCCTCGAGCGGGGCCAGTATCCTCGCGAGTAACGCCATTACCCTGAACACCGCGACTACTGTGGCGGTGGGTGATCTTGTTGTGGCCTTGATGGCCCAGCAGACTGCTTTGACAGCCTCCGGTTGCACTGACAATCTTGGTAACACCTATACTGCGCAGAACGCGGGAACCCTCAGCGGGGTGATCTCGGGTAGGCTGTTCTATTCTCGGGTAACAGTGGCTGGATCGTTGACGACGGTCACTATCGCGGCCACCGCGAGCGCAAATGACTTCTCGTGCGTAGCTGCGGTATTCGAGGGGCCGTTTGTTGTCTCTCCAGTAGATAGAAGTCCATCTAATATATCTGACGTAACTACGCCCTATGTTGCCCCTCTGACTGGCACCTTGACTCAGGCCTCTGAGCTTGTAGTGTCTTGGGCTGTTTCTAACGTCAATTCTACTTGGTCTACTTCGATTACGTTTACTGTTAGTGCGTTCCAAGCTAACTCTCATGCGATGCTCTCTCATCAGAGAGTAACAGCAACAACTACTGTGAGTTCTCAGTTTACTGGAACCACTCCTACCAATGACGTGCTGGGCGTCATTACATTCAAGGCTGATCTTACTCAGACCCTGACTCCCGGAAAATATACAGACAATGATACGTACAGTGCCCCGGCCCTTTCTGGAGACTTCCCGGGTATAGCCGAAGCTGGGATGACGCCGTTATATGTCTATCGATCTAGGCCTATTGGCGAGGTTATCGATATTCCTCGGCAACAGCCAGGGGCTCCTACGGGGCTTACGCCTGGGCTGATCTCTGATGCAGACAGCTTTATTAGTCCCGCGCTAGGATCGACTATAGGGCTTACACCGGGCAAGATCTCCGATGCGGACAGCTGGTCCAGTCCAACGGCGGGCCAGGTGCTGTCGATCACGCCTAATCTTATTCCGTATACCGACGCTTGGTATAGTCCCGCGGTCGCGCTGGGCTCGTACCCATCCTATGCCGCGGCGAGCGCATTCTATCGACGACGAAGGATACCTCACTCGTCTGTTATTCAGACCTTTACAATTCCTAATGCTGGTATAGTCACGCCCCAGCGACTGGCTGATAGTGACACGTTCTTTGGGCCGACGCTCAGCACCAGCAAAAACCTACTGGCCCAGAACTCCTTCAACGATGTTGATACGTTCTTTATTATAGGTCTAAGTACTACAACAGCTGTACTGTCCTCGCTGTTCGTTGATAGTGATATCTTCTCTGCGCCTAACTTCGGTGCAGGGTTTACTACGACGCTATTCGCGGACTCGGACGTATTCTTTAGTCCGCTGATTGGGCCGCGACCGGGCCTATTCATCGATACTGACAGAGTCTTTGCTCCCAGCTTCGTCGGGGGTGTATCTGTTGCCCAGCCTTTGATAATCGATAGTGATACGTTCTTCGCTCCATTAGTCTCGACACTGAAGCAGACCGCGCCAGTATTCTTTATTGATAGTGATGTTATATTCGTTCCGGGGCTTGCCGCGACGCGGGCCCTGACACCGAGCCTACTAGTTGACGCTGATGCGTTCTCTAGTATCGCGGTTATATATAACTTCGGGACTTTCTTCTTCGGGGACGCCGATAGTTTCTATAGTCCCTCACTTGTGGGGGGAACTGTCGGAGCGACCCCGGGGCTGTTAACTGACGTTGACTGGTTTTATGGGCCATCTCTTCAGGGGATCGGTACGTCTCCAATAGTCAATACCTATGCCGCGGCCTCGGAACGGATCATCGTCAGGCGGTTTATTCCGCCTATGTCAGTTACGGTCGTTATTCGGAGTGGAAATCTGGATATTCGACCGGGAGGCCGCTATGTCGACACGGATACTATCTTTAGCGTAGGTATTGGTGGTGGTCAATTCATAGTGGTTCCGGCTGTCTATGCCGAGAGTGATACCCACTACAGCCCGACGGTAGTTGGCGGTGAGCTGAAGCGTATCTATCACGAGTCCGACAGTTCGCCCCTGATCAAGAACCGACGCTATGTACCTCCGCCGATGTCGGTCACTGTGGTTATCCGCGGGCCAGCCCAAGGGCAACTAGTAGTTCCCACTTTCTTCTCTGATAGTGATACCTTCTTTAATCCGACGCTGGCCGTAGGCGCAGTCAATATCACGCCCACGCTGTTTATTGATAGTGACTCGCCGAGGATGGCGTTGGTCACTGGTGGCGGCGCACAGCCCACAATGGCTGGCAGGATTAATGACGCGGATAACTTCTTTGTGCCCGCGCTCGCCGCCGGGACAGTCAATGTCATTCCGCTGACGTTCACTGATACGGACGTGTTCTTTGATCCGATTACAGGGCTGTTTGTCGGCCCGTCGAAGTTCACCGACGCGGACGCTGTATTCAACCCGGTCGTACTGGCCGTGTCCGACATCCAGCCTGTGCTGTTTGTTGATAGTGATGTATTCTTTGCGCCTGCGTTGACAGTGTCTGCGGTCAACATCAGTCCATTCCCGTTTGTGGATACTGATATTCTTAGAATGCCGAGTGTCGGCTCTAAGGTTGATCCAGTATTCTTCGCGGATACGAGTACTTTCTACTCGCCGACGGTTGTTCAGCGAAATGAACTCTTTCCGAACCTGATTTCTGACGCTGATCGGCTATTTACGCCACAGTTGGTATACGATCAGTTTATAAGCGCCTCGAAGATGACCGATGCGGACACCTTGTTCGAGCCGTTCTTCCCGCACGACCCGCGCTATACCTATCCTATTGGACACGGAATGCTGTCTGACTACTCGATCAGAAGGCCACGTCAGGGCCGCGTTATCATAGGACGACACTGATGGCCATCGCAGCATATAAAGATGACTATGTGGTCAATGATAGCGATATTGACGACGAGGGCTATTGGGAGCTGCGTCGTTGCAAGCAGTCCTATCTGGACTACATTGCCTCGAAGCACGACGAGATCCTAGAGCAGAAGAACGCTCGGGGATACCGGCATGGGGCTCAGTGGACCGCAGATCAGGTGGAGGTCTTCAACCGACGCAAACAGCCTGTGGTGACGTACAACAGGATCGGGCGTAAGATTGACTCGATCATTGGGCTGATGGAGAAGATCAAGCAGGACCCGAAGGCCTACCCAAAGACCCCGAGAGATCAGGATGAGATGGGTGCCGAGCTGGCGACGGCAGTGGTCAGGTATGTGGTGGAGAGTGATCTCCGCGAGTCGCTCTTCCCCTTCGCTACCGAGAACGCTGCTGTGGATGGTATTGGCGGCGTCGAGATGATGCTCGTCAAAGGGGACAAGGACGACAAGGATATCGGGTTCGCCCTCGTCAAAACGGACAGTTTCTTCTATGATGTGCGCTCCTACGATCATGACTTCGCCGATGCAAGGTTCATGGGTCAGGGCAAGTGGCTCGACATTGAGGATGCTGTGTTGCTCGCGCCCGACGAGGAGACCGCGAAGGAGATGCGGGTTCTGATGGAGGGCGACGGCGCGGACCTGACCTCGAACCCGGAACGGGAGAGGCGCTGGTTTGACGTGGACTCTCGGCATAAGCGCCTGCGGGTAGTGGATATCTGGTACAAGAGTGGAAAAGGGTGGAAGTGGTGCCTGTTCACGGGCTCGATGAAGATCGACGAGGGCAAGGGCTACTTCTACAATGAGAAGGGAGATATGATATGCAAGTATATCATGTTCTCCAGCTTCGTGGATCATGACGGTGATCGCTATGGCTTCGTCCGTAATCTACGTTCATCCCAGGATGAGATCAACCAGCGCCGCTCGAAAGGCCTACATGAGCTGGTTTCGCGCCGGATCAAGGCGGAAGATGGAGCATTTGCTGATATTGAAGTTACTCGGCGGGAGGCCATTCGACCGGACGGTGTGGTTATCTACAACAAGGGCTTCGAGATGGAGTTCGATGATGCAGCGCGCATCACTAACATCGAAGGCCAAATCAAGTTCCTAGAGGATGCGAAGAACGAGATAGAGAACTTCGGCCCCAGCCCGGCCCTAATAGGTCAGGGCCTCGAGTACAAGTCCGGACGCGCGATCAACCTGCTCCAACAAGCAGGTATCGCCGAGCTGGGGCCGTTCGTTATAGGCATAAAGAACTGGAAACTGCGTCTTTATCGGGCTATTTGGAACGCTGTGCAGCGATATTGGACCGCTGAGCGCTATATTCGGGTTACAGACGACGCGGGACTCGCGCAGTTGGTGCAAGTCAACGGTGTAGGGGTGGATGAATACGGGCTTCCGCGGCTCGTGAACTCGATTGGGACGCTAGATGTCAACTTCTCCCTGGATGAGGGCCCAGATGAGGTCAACATGATGGGAGATGCTTATGACACGCTGGTCGCCCTCACCGCTCAAGGGGCTAATATACCTCCACAGATCCTACTTGAGCTTGCTCCGCTACAAGGTCAGCTCAAGCGGAAGCTTTTGGCTCTTCTGGAGCAGAAAGATCCTGTGGCTGAGCAGGCTAAGGCCATTACGATCGCTGGTGAGGCGGCTAAGGTCGATGAAACGAAGTCCAAGACCGCCCTCAACATAGCCAAGGCTCAGGAGGCCGCCCAGAGCAACGATCCCCGTGAAAAACAGCAAGAATTGGCTATGAAACAGCAAGAGCACGGGATGAAGATGCAGGAAAGCGTCATGAAGGTCCAATCCGCACAGAAACTGGCGCAGATCAAGGCCTCGACCGAGTTCAGCAAGCTTCAGTCTACCCAGCAGATGGGACAGCAGGACATTCAGCTGAACGCTATGAAGGGTCAACAGGATCTGCGGCACAATGAACTGAAGGGTCAACAGGCCCTGGTCCAGGGCGAGCAGAAGCACCAGATGATGCTGAAGCAGGCCGCCCAGAAGCCCAAACCCGCTGGAGGTACCAGTGGCAGATGATCTCGGACGAAGACGCTTCGCGGAAGAGCTTCAGGACCCTCAGGTCCGGGACAAGCTCCTGGCCTATACCAAGGCCGAGGTCGGTGGGCAAGGGCCACAGGCATGGCAGGCCTTCATCGAGACCACGCTCAATCGGGCTGTGGCTCGGCGAAAGTCGCTGGCCGATGTGTTGTCTGGGGAGTACTTCCCGGGGGTGACTCATCAGCGTGCCGCGCGCGGGGTAGATCAAAACACTCGGACCGCGTATGATCCAGTGGTACAAAGCGTCCTTGGAGGCTCGAACATAACCAACTACGCTACAGGCAATGCCTCGGGCACGGTAGGCTTCGCTGGTGGTCCCCAGACCTACGCTGCCGGAGGTGAACGCTTTGGCATCGAGGGACCTGACAAGGGCTGGTGGACACGGATCGGTGCTCCAGGTCCGGGAGCTGTTGGGAGTGTGCCCTATACATCGGCACAGCCCCAAACGCTCGCAGGGCTTCAGTCCCAGATGGTCCCGCCCCCGGCAAAGCCAGGGTTCACGTATAAGGACTTCTTCGAGAACGGGATACTAGGAGGATAACATGACTGGATTTATAGGGACACTGGTGGGCATCATAGTTGTCCTAATCATAATGGGGGTGATCTGGTGGGCTGTTCAGCAGCTGCTGCCGTTGATCCCGCTGCCAGAGCCGTTCAGACGGATCATTAACATACTTATGATGGTGATCCTGATACTGGTTGTTGTCTGGGTGATATTGGTGCTGTTGGGAGCTGCGGGCATTCATGTCCCTGGGCCCTTTCGGTTCGGCTGAGAGGATTGATCCCGCCCCGGCCACGCTACAGCCGGTTCCAGATATCTGTGTAGGGTGCTGACATGCCACTGATCAAAGGGAAAGACCCAAAAATTATCTCGCAGAACATACGTACCGAGATAAGCGCGGGAAAGCCACAGAAACAGGCGGTTGCCATTGCGCTGAATACAGCTGGCAAGGCAAAGCCCGCAGTCGCGGGGCCAGTCCGCCGCGGAGGAATTGATCACTTGAAAGTGGGGGATTATCGGAGACGATGAGACCCTTTACACCCGATGACAACTGGTGGCGACGGTTACTCTGTCGAGTGATAGTCGCATATAGTCTGTGGAAACGCAAATGTCGGACAGTGACTTCAGCCGGTTCATCCGGCACCTGATGCGGAGAATGCGTCGCAGGAAGCTGCATCGTGGGATGCGCTATGCGCTCCGAGACACTTTGATGGAATTGCGTCTGCACCACGAAACGGTGCCTCGCCGCCGGGGGCGATAGCCCCGGATACGTAAACGCTACGAAACAGCGGAAGGATGGAAGATGGCAGACGACGATAAGAGCCCCGAGCAGCTCCAGCAAGAGATGTTCGATCTAGCACAAGTGACTCCCCCAGCGGAGCCTCCGGCAGAGCCGGAACCTGCCCCGCCCCCAGCACCGGAGCCTCCACCTCCGGCCGCTGTGGAACCTCCCGAGCCGGGCGTTCCGACTTGGCGGTTGAGGGAGGAGGCCGAAGGTCGAAGAGCGGCTGAAGATCGAGCGAGGGCGCTGGAAGCGCGCCTGAACGAGATCGCGACGCATTTGCGTCAAGCGGAAAAGAAGCCGGACTTCTTCGAAAACCCTGACAAGGCCACGGAAGAAATCATCCAGCGGTATCTACGGCCTGTTGTTGAACAGCAGAACGCTACTACGATGTACAACAGCAAGCTAATCGCTGAGACCCGGCACGGGCAGGATAAGGTCGCGGAGGCTGAACAGGCATTCCTTGATGCCAGGGCTCAGCAAACCCTCGACGTGGCCGACTACGAGCGTGTGGTGCAGTCACCGAACCGCTACGACGCGGTCGTGCAGTGGCACAGGAAGCAGGCTACGCTTGCTGCCGTTGGTGACGATCCTAATGCTTGGTTTGAGAAGAAGCTGGCTGAGAAGATGGCCGATCCCACCTTCCAGGCCAGTATGCTAGATAAGGTTCGTGGAAGCGCTGCCAGTCGACCGTCTGAGACACGACTTCCCCCGTCGCTCTCAAAGACCACCGCCTCCGCCGG